CCAATTAGCTTTAACAAATGCTAACCTTTTCAATTTCATTGCAACTGATAACGCATTAGGACAAATGAAGATTCACGGAACTAACGTTACTGTGGTTTCAACTCCGGGCTTAACAGGAACTAACGCAATCTATGCTTTAAGAGATAGCAATATGTTCTTGGGTGTTGATTTAGAAAACGAACAAGAAGACTTCAAATTCTGGTATTCAGAAGACTTCGATTTAGTTAGATTTAAATACAGAACTAAATTAGGTGTTCAAGTTTCTCAAGTAGCAGAAATCGTTAAATTCACAATTTAATTCACAAAAGGGTAGTAGCTAATAGTTGCTACCCTTTTTAAAACCCAATTCAAAATCATGGCATGCGCAATAGTAGCAGGATATGCACTTGACTGTAAAGATACAGTTGGTGGAATCAAAAATTTATACATAACCGAACAAGCAAACATTACTGCGGTAACTGAAAATGCAAGTGGTTTTGTAACAGCAATAACAAAGTCAGCAGGTAAAAAATATTTTACTTATGCTTTAGAGCCAAGAGGCGCAAATAGTACAACTAATAACATCAATACTGACCCTAAAATAGGAACAGTAGGTTATGAGCAAACTATCGCAGCTACGTTCTTAAAAATGGCTTATGAAACACAATTCAAACTACAACAAATTATTAAGAATAGAACTTCTATAATTGTTGAAATGAAAAGCGGTCAATACTTCTTATTCGGTTCATCATTCGGTATGGAATGTACAGGTGGAACAGGAACAAGTGGTGCAGCATTAAATGAGTTCAATGGTTACTCTTTAACATTTGCAGGCATGGAAAAAACATTCTCACAAGAAGTTGATGCTACAATTATAGCAGCATTGTTAGTATAATTCTTTTCATTGTTTTCATAGCAAAAAGCCAATCGATTAAGTTCGGTTGGTTTTTTTGTTTAGCAAACTTTTTAATTATTTATATTTATAGTTAGTGATAAGATTCTTAAAAAATAGCACGAACAATGTAGTAGTAACATTAACTGAAAATTCAACAGTTACAAATCCTATTTATTTGTTTTTATTTACAAACCAAACATCAAATGTTCCTTATTATTTTATAGGTACTGATACAAGCGCATACAAAACACGATATAACAAGTTTAGTATAATTGAAAAAGTAAGTGCAAACACTTTAAATGGCGAGGTTACGTTAGGTTTTAAAGGCTATTATAACTATAAGGTATATCAAACATCATTAGCGAACACAAGTGGGCTTACAACAGCAGCAGATGCAGTTCCTTATATAACAAAAACAGTTGAAGTTGGAGTTGTTGATGTGGTTTTAGATGCACAAACTACCACAGAATACGATGTACAAGATGAAACTAACATAATTTACCAACCACAATAAATGGCATATACAGATAAGACTATTAGAATCGGATTTAGTAATGACAAAGTTCCAATGTTTGTGGAACAAAAGTCAAAAGTATGGGTTAAATATGGTGAAGAAAACAACTATCCTCAATACCTTGTACTATTATTTAATCGTAGTGCAAAGCATAACGCAATAGTAACTTCAAAACAACTATATATTAGTGGTAAAGGTTGGCAATTTGACCAAACAGAAATGCAAGGTGAAGAAGTTATTGCACTACAAGGATTTATTGATAACCCTAACCAGTACGAAACATTAAACGATTTAGCTAAAAAAACTATTTTAGACAATGAATTATTTGGTGGTTGCTATATTAAAGTAGTAGGTACAAAAGGAAAAAAAGGACAAGAACTTTACCACATTGATTATTGCACAGTTCGAAGTAATGAAGACAATTCAGAATTTTATATAAGCGATGAATGGATAGATGAAAGTGGTTATGAAAATACTGTGCCATTGTTTACTACTTTACCTGCTTATGACCCGAATGTAAAACAAGCGGAATCTATTTATTACTATAAGAGTTATAGACCTAATTTAAATACATATACTTTACCTGATTACATTGGTGCGGTTCCTGCAATTATTACAGATGCAGAAGTAGCAAACTACCATAGAGCAGAAATACAAAATAGCTTTAAAGGAAGTAAGATGATTACTTTTGTTAATGGCATTCCTTCAGATGATGAAATGAAAGCTACTGAACGCAAGTTAAAGAGTAAATTCACATCAACAGATAGCGCAGGTTCGATAGTTGTAGACTTTGCAGATGATAAGGACAGAGTAGCAATAATAAACGATTTAAGCGCAGGTGATTTTGCAGATAAATACACTGCATTAAACGATACAATTCAACAAGAGATTTTTGTAGGGCATAAAGTTACTTCACCAATGATATTTGGTGTAAGGGTAGCAGGACAATTAGGTGGCAGAGCAGAAATGATTGATGCGTTTAACCTATTTACAAATACTTATGTAGCACCAAGACAAGAAGTTCAAGAGCAAATATTTAATATTTTCGCACCTGTAAAAGGTAAGTTAAAGATTAAACAACTTGAACCTATTATGCCAAGTTTCACCGAGCAAACACTAACACAAATTTTAACCAAAGATGAGTTACGTGAAATTATAGGTAGAAAACCATTAGAGCCAACACAAGTAGTTCAAGCACCTGCAACTAATTTTAAATTTAGTAAGCAAGTAAAGGATTTAATAGATTACGAAACATTCAGTAAGTATGGCGAAAGTGTAGAAAACTTTGAACTTGTAAAAACTAAAAAAGTAATGTTTGGCAAGGAAGATTTTATTTCTAAAATTGAACAAGGAATATTAGACCTAATTAAAAAAACTCCAGATATAACTATTGAAAGTTTAATGGAAGTAATGAAGTTAGATAAAACAAAAGTTAGCGATGCAATAGAAACTTTAATCGGTGATGGTTTAATTGATAGAAATTTAAAAATAACTATCAAAGGAGAAAACAAAAACGTACCAACTTTTAGTGAATTATTTATACGTTACAAATATGCTTTAAGAAGTGATGCACCTGCATTAATTAGTGGTGGTGAAAGTAGAGATTTTTGTGCAGCAATGATGGCTAACCCTCGTTATTTTAGTCGTGAAGATATTGAAAACATTGGCAAAGATTTAGGGCAAGTTTATGACATACCTAATTACGATGCATTCAGGCGCAGAGGTGGTTGGTATCATGACCCTAATTTAGATGTGAACTTACCATATTGCAGACATATTTGGGTACAAGAATTAGTTAAAAAAGTTAAATAATATGGCAGCACAAGTTTTATTTTTAAGCGAACAAACATTAAAGCAGCGTTCTGTATTGCAGGATAATGTTGATATGAAAATTGTAACCCCGACTATTATCGAGGTTCAAGAGTTTTATATATTACCGATATTAGGAACAAGTTTATACAATGAATTAAAAAGCCAAATTGCAGCAGGTACAGTAAGCAATGCAAATAAGAATTTAATTGATAACTACATTACTAATACAATGATTTGGTATATGCAAGTTGAATTACCTTTAGCAATGAACTATAAGTATTTTAACAAAGCAGTTGGTGTTCAAAACGCGGACAATATGCAACCTGCAAGTATGAATGAGATTCGTGATATAATGGATGAGGCAAGAAACAAAGCACAAGTATATGCCGAGAGATTAACTAAATTCTTATTAGCTAACACAACTACTTACCCATTGTATTTAACGCAAACTGGTGTAGGCATAGACACTATATTCCCACAAAGAACGAATTACAACAGTGGAATGTTATTGGATGGTGATGATTGTTGCAGTGGCAGATATAACTTTCAAGGAATAAAAATAGAACCAAGAGAATTAACCAAACCTTGTACTTATTGTTAATGAAAACAAAGATTAGAAACATTGAAAAGTTACAAAAATTTATAAAAGAAAATGCAATTTTACACACTCAATCAAATAATAAACCTGTTCGAAACAATAGCGACAAACCACGCACAGATAAACGGGTTTAACTTTGGTGAAGCATCAGATATTTCAGCGAGTGAACAAGAGCAATACCCTTTATTATGGGTTGATGTAATTGATAGCAGTATTGATAGTAATACTTTAAGTTTAAATATGAACGTAAAAGTAATGGATATACAAAAGGATGACCAAACAAATGAACGTGATACTTTAAGCGATTGTTTAAGTATATCACAAGACGTTTATTCTGCTTTGACTAACCCAACATATCAAGATTACTTTTTGTTAAGTTTTGCAACAAATTTAGTACCTTTAAGAGAAGCATTAGCGGATAAGGTAAATGGTTGGGAAATGAATTTAACTTTTGAATTAGCACAAGAAAGAAACAGGTGTCAAATACCTTTAAAATAAATAAAAATAATATATTAAACAAATAAAAATATGACAGATTTAGGCAAAATAATTGGTTCAGGTGGATGTGAATTCATTGCAGCAGCAAGCGCAAAAACAGGTAAAACTTACACAGGAATTGTAATCAATACTGATGCGGTAATTAGTGTTTTAAGTATTGATGGTGTAAACGTATTAACTACAAAAGGTTTTAATGCAGTTACAGTTAGCGCAGGTATGTTTATACCAGCAGAAGCAGGAACTTATATCACTGCAATTACTTTAACTTCGGGAACAGCTATCGCTTATAACAATCAATAATTATGTTAGGGATAACTACAACCAACGCACGAGTTGGAGGTTTTCGTGGTGGAATTTCGGCAGAAGCTAAAACTATTTACAATCGTATAATAGCCGATGGTGGAGTATCAAACTTAACTCGTTTAAACTTCTTTGTTAAAGGCTTAAAGGCTATTTATGGCGATTTG